AGACTTGGCTCTCTCTTTGTAAACTAAACTTGCTTCACGTTTCCATCTTACTAAACTTTCCTTATTAGTTTCTATGTCTACAGGTTTAATTGGTAATTCAATATGTTGTGGATTGACTGGTAGTTTACCCAGTGGATTATCAGTTTCAATTAACTTAACAATTACATCATAAACTCTTTTGTTTATTACCCACTCAGTGTCTTGCATAATATTTACAGCGTCATACAAAGGTTTCATTTCGTGTCCTCTGTTTTTTAATTCTTCAAGGTATCTTCTATTACTAGCTTTAACGAGGTTATAGTGCATACTATTTATTCTCCTTTACATCTTCTGCTTTGTTTTCGTAGTTATGTTTACGACCATAATAACCACCAACAAAAGGGTTGCAATCCCACTTTCTTGGTGGCATTAGCATTGGAAGATACTTAGGTTGTAATGCTTCGTTTTTAATATTAAAGTTTCTTATCTCATCTATAATTTTTCTTGTTGCTTCAACATAAGTGACGGTTTTATATTTATTTATTTTTCTATTTTGTATTTTAATTAAACCTAACTTAGCTAAGTAATCTAACATCTTAACTCCAAGATGAAGACGTTGTTCTTTTGTCCAGTCATCAAACTCTAGGTTATGTTTGTTCATACAATACACCCATACTTTGTGTTTGTATTGATACCTGTTTGCGTTTTGTGGAATGTTTTTACCTGATAATCTTTTGTTTACTCTGTTGTATTCTTCTCGTTTTGTATCTCTAAATAAAGTTATACGTGCTTCCATCATCAATCCATTACCAATTTTTATTGCAAGTTTATTTAATGTTGTTTCATTTGAGATACCATCAATAACATTTTTCAAAGTTATAAGTGAACAAGTATCAAACAATGTATGTTTATCTTTTATAAATTCACCATTTTTAAATGCAAGTTGTGGTAAACATTGACATAATAATTTAAGTGCAGTTAATCTGTTTCCTGCACCACCAGTATTCATTGTTTGTATATCTCCATTAATTAATAAAGATAACTTTGTAATATATTTTTGTTGTAAAACTAATCCGTGAAGTGTTGTACTTTCTTGGTTCTTTGTCACTGCGTCTGTAATTGTTTTTCTAAATCTATCTATACCACCTTGAAGCATAGCGTTTTCAAATTCTAATTCTTCTTGTACTAATTCTGTATAATTATTTGTATCTTTAAACTTACCACCCACACCAACTTTAATTAATTCTTCTAAATGTTTTTTCATATCAGCTTGTTGCTGTTCTAATATAGTTTCCATTGTATCTCCTTTAGTTTTCTAGTTTTGATATTGCTTCTTTTAATTTTTTACCTGACGTATGAGTGTAAAATTTTAAAGTTGTTTCAATACATTTATGTCCTGCAAGTTCCATTGCTATCTTTGGGTTAGTATCTTCTTCTGCTAACCTTGTAATGAATGTATGTCTTGTAGAATAAGGTGTAAATTTTTTATGAAAATTACATAAGTTAATATACTTGTACCAAAAGTTTCTTATTGAACTTACTGAAACTGGAAAAAATAGATTGTTGTTTTGTTTTCTTCTGTTTAATATTTCATAAGCTGATTTAGTAAGTGGTATATCAACTGACATTTGGTCTGTCTTTGGTCTATAAAATTGTATAGTTCGTCTTCCAAAATCTACATCACTCGGTCTAATTTTATTAAGTTCTCCCTCGTGCCTTAGTCCTGTATCAAAAGCGAATGAAAACAAATCATTCCAAAATTTATCAGTTGTATTATTTAGTAATATCTTTTGTTCAGATTTAGTTAATGCAAACTTTTGTTGTAAATGTTTTCTTGGTAGGTCTTCAACTCCCATATCTTTGACCCTGCTGTCAGAGTTTGGTAAGTCTTTATCTTCAATTAGTTTATTCTTTAATGCTTCTCTTAATATAATTCTAAGACAACCAAGTCGTTGATTGATAGATGAATTGCTACAAGTTCCTCTTGAATTGTTATCTCTGTTTTTAATATGATTAACTAAAAACTTTTTAAATTCTTCTATCTGATAAATAGTAAATGAATTAAGTTTTTTATTATCTCCGAAAAAATAGATAAGGTCTTTGTAATAATCTTCTTGTAATTTATTTTTTAATTTTATGTTTTTAAATACACTTGCCAATGTAGGTTCAGTAGTATTTTGTAATAGTTTGTGAATAAAATTTTTATCATTGAGTTGTAATTCCATTTGTCTTTTCTCTGTCAATGCTTCAGACAATGACTTTTCAAACTCTGTCTTTTGTTCAGCTTCAGTCTGAGAAGACTTGATTGCTACTTGTATTACTTTGGTTAAAACTATTGGTGGTTCTTTTGGGTTAATGACTTTGCTTTTTTTGACATATAAATTATTATTTTTTCTAAGTGTTATACTTCTTGGAAGTTTATCTTTGATATACTTTTCTAATGATGACTTCATAATTTTTCCTTTTGGTTATGCACTAGCCACCATTTAAGATGGCTAATGCAGTATAAAAAACAACCTAGCTTTTGTGGTTGAAGCAAAATGACTTACACTAAGTCTTCTGCTGTCTGATATATGATAACTTCCTCATCAACTTTAGGTTCATTACCTATGTCGGTAATGACTTTAGCTAACGTCTCAGCTAACACGCTTTTATCTTTATCAGGTAATGCGTGTGCCTTGTTCGGAAGTTTCTTTACCACTTCTATCTTCATTGTTTTCTATCCTTTTTATGAGAACCTTATCAGGTTTCACATATCGTTTTATAATTGTGCCATTGCTAAGAATAATTTGTTCAGTCAATGCTAATGACTTCAACTTCTTTTTTATTCTTTCATCAACAGCTTTATCAGTATCAATTGTTATCTTGAAAAGGTAATCACCATAAACGTAATACTTTGTTTGTCGTTTATTACTTTTCATAATGACTACGTAATCAGGTTTGATACGTTTTTTTACTCTGTTTGACATAAAAGACATAATGAACCCCTAATTTAATTTAAAGTTTTTTAAGTCTTCTTGGTCGTGTTTAATCTTACGTTTGATTTCATCTTTGTAAGCGTCTTTAAGGATTTCTCCAATGACGTGATTACAATATCCATCATACATAAGTCTATTAATGCAAATTCTGATAATGAAATAAATAAAATTTCCAACATCAGAACCAGACTTTTTCATATTCTTGTGACTTGCAACTCCGTCTACAAGATTAAAAGTTCCCTTGTGCATAAAGTTAAATACACTTAGGTATGCTTTCTCTGTTTTTTGTTTGTTTAGTTTTGGCATTTTGGTTTTCCTTTCCTTGTTAAAAAATAATTATTCCGAGAATGAAACCGACAATGAAGCAGACAATTTCTGTTCTGTAATACAGACTTGTCACCCCCAAATCTCGCTTCCAGTCTTTTGGTGTTTTTCCGAAAATAATCATTTTGCCTTTCCTTTGTTTACGTTAGTTATATTGAAGCCAATGTCAATTCAATTGTCTTAAATAATTGATAATGACAACAGGAACTTTGTGTTTGCCAATGTACCAGTTGTTGATAGTTTGGCGAGAAACACCCAGTTTCTGACTGGCTTCAATTTTAGTTTTAAAAAGCGTGTCTATTAGCTTTTTAAATTCGGTTTGCTTTTCCATATTAATAAAATTAATCCTAATGAAATCAAAAAATATAACATTTATTGACCCTCTTTTTCTTCTAAATATTTATTTACAATTTCTTCACCGACAATGTAAACGTACATATTTACAACTTTTTCAGGTTCGCTTAAATCAGTATTTACTGAACCAAAATGAAAGTTTTCATATTTTTTAATTATATCAATGGCGTTAAAGACTTCATCTTCAAGCCATAATTTAGCTTTGTGTCTTCCGATAATATAATAATCAGTATTAAATATTTCGTGGTGTAAGTCTTCTTTGTGTTCTTCAACCCAATCTTGACCCTCATTTTTTATAAAGTCGTCAAAGTGTTCTTTGATTTCTGAATATTTGAAACTTTGAGAATTTATATTTTCTGGTGTTTCTGTCGTCATTGTTTGTTTCCTTTCCTTTGTTGGTGTGGTCTTAACTTCTGCTGTGATTAAAAAACCACCGATAAGCAATTCATTAAAACCACACGATTTACTTAACAAGACTTAAAGCAATACAGGAAAGAAACTTGTCTGTCAAGATACTTGACAAAATAAATATTGGTCAATTTTGTCGCACCCTTTTCAATATAAATAACCAATGACCAAACGACCTGAACCATCATTTAAGTAAAACCCCTGCGTCTCTGGTCTTCCTTTTATATATTCCCACGTGTGCGTTGAAATTCTATTTTTTATCTTTTCGGCTTCCTCACTACATTTAATATTAATTTCTTCTGGGTGTTCCGTTTCAAGTTGTATTGGTGCTTCGTGTTTGTCTTGTAATATTGAGCCATCAAGATTTAAAATAAGAATAGAAATAAAACAAATAGTTTTCATAAAGTTTCAAAACAGATAATGAGAAGAATGAAAGCGAATAAAAAAATTAGAAAATCAACAAAATAAATCTGCGAAAGTCTTGAAGACTATCACAAAACAAAAAAGACAAGGGTCTTTCGCCATAAATAAAGTAGATGGTCTACAATACACCCCCCCACCCCTATAAAAAAGAAGCACAGGCACAGGGGTAAAATAAAATTTAAGTACACACGTAAGGTTGTCAGATTTTTTTACTAAAATTTTTTACCAGAAAAGAACTTATCGTATAACGAGTAGTCTATCGCATACCCTAAAAAGTCCTCTACATTGTTCAATATAAAGTTTTTAACCTCTTTATTCTTCTCGGTTTTACTTAATTTAACTCCATCTACATTAGAAACAAGAAAACCCTTGTTCATAATTATAAAATGTTTAATTAGTTTATCTAATCGTTTCTCTGTCTTATGTTTCTTAAAGAGTGCTTTTAGATATATTACTTTTGGTTCTTCTATACTCATAAACTTTATTTACTATAAGATACAACCTATAGTCAAATGTTGTTGGTTGCTCTTATATAAGGATAAAGTATAACTATAGTTTAACTATAAGTAATATCCTAATAGTGGCACTTAATTAAAAAACAACAAAATCAAACAACTTTAAGAGCATTTCTAACCATAGAAGCTATTTTCTTACTATATTTTGCTCTTTTTCTATTCTTTCTTTTCTTTGCAGTAGACCTTGCGTACTCCTGTGGTGACAGCTTCTGTATCACCTTTTCTGGTAAATATCTCTCACCAGTGACACTAGACTTTTTACCTGACTTAGTTCTCCACTTTTGAGCCGACCAGTTCTTTAAAGACTTCTGAGAGGGTGCTAAAGCCATTATCTATAACCCCCACCTGCTTTCTTATAAAGACGAGCAAGTGCCTGTGCTTTTCTTCCTGACCACTTACCACTTGGCGTACCATAAGAATTACTATTCATTAATCTTTGAAATATTCTTTTACGTAGAGTAGGTTTGGTATAATTACCTGCTTTGTTTACTGTTGATTTTTTCTTCATTTTCTTCCTTAAAATTAGTATTCATAAAACAAGACTGACAATAATTTTTATTATCATAAGTTATATCAGCTTTCTTTTTACATAGACAACACTTCATATTTTAATCCAAGTGTTATCAACTTTGTCTCCAAAGTATTTTTCCATTTCTTGATTAAATAACTCATCTTTTCTCATCTTCATAGCTAACTCTTGGTCTCTAGAAAGATGTTTAACCCAGTGATTACAAGCTACCTGTAGACAATCTATTCGGTCATCTTGTGGTAAAGAGTGGACTTCTTTTTGTAATCTACTTAGTTGATAGAATAGTTGATACCTTAGTGCTGTCTCTTGTGGGTACAACATATTAGTTTCTTCGTAATCCTTTTTGATTACATACTTATCTACAATTAATCTATGTTGTGAAATAATAGGTTCTAACGTATCTAATATTCTTCTATGTTTATTAGAAGTTTGTCTTACCATTTCTGTAGTACAAGGATATTGCTTAATTAAATATGGTTTTAACAAAGCGTCAAACATTCCTTGACCAAAGTTTTCTTCAATTAATATTTTATTAACTTTGTGTTTCTTTGCTACGTCTACTAATTTAGATAACGTATGTTCAGAATAACCTGCATTGAAACCACCAATATCTAAAAGATAAATATTACC